AAACTGCATCAAGATGAAGCCTGGCGGAAAAAGTTCAATGAACAATCCGCAAAGAACAATTTGGCTGCTCGTCAAAAGAAACGTGAAGAAATCCTACAAGAAAACCCTGACCACGTCTTCAAAAAGCGTGGCAGACCACGTAAAATAGAACTCCCCGAAGACGAGGAAGTACAACAACTCAAACAAAACCTAATCAATATTTTGGCGAAGAAAATGTTCATCCAAATCAAGAATGACCCGGAGTCTCATCGTGTCAAAGCCGTCCACCAACACCAACAGACGATTCGTTCGCTCCAACTCAAAATGGACCATCTCGCGGAGCAAATGAAACAGCTTACCGAATTGCAAGTTCAAGAGGAAAAAACAATATACGAAATCGGACAAGGGTTACGCGACGATGAAATTGCAAAAGCAGCAGTGGATAAGACGAATTTTCATTCGATTGTCAACAAAATGTGTTGATATTTTATGTAGTATACATTATGGATATTGCATTCCTTTGTTTAACGTATGAGGGCATCATGCACGAAAAAACAAAAAACTGGTTGAAAGGAAAACCCGTATATCTCAACACAAAAGAACCCCTCTCTTCACGTTCCTATACCGTCTTATCCGTCCCAACCGAATGGGGTAAACGCAGTATCGTAGACGCAACGCTTGAACTTTTACGAGTCGCGTATGAGAACCACCACCAATGGTTCATGTTGTTGTCCCACGACGCCTATCCTCTCGTCTCCTACAATGCCTTGGTCAAAGGATTACCATCTAAATCCATGTTCCACCTCATGGAAAATACAATCACGGAATGGAAGGCCAGTCAATGGTGGTGCCTCACTCGACCCGACGTGGAACTTATTCTAACCCGGCATCAAGACTACGATGTCTACCTGGAAAACTTTCCTTACAAAACACGCGGTGCAGTAGACGAATTGTATTTTTTAAGTTGTCTCAAGTTTCTACAACCCGCGTATACCTATGTAGATAAAAAGACCATCTACGTCGATTGGTTAGACCACGGTATTCAAAAACATCCCGTGACGTACGGTGCACTTCTAGAAGGAGACAAGGAACGCATGAAAGGTTCGTTTTTCTTGCGAAAGACCACACCCTATTTTACTCCGGTCCTCCACGTGCCTAAGAAAACATTGACGGTTCAAATCTTTGGAGACAAGAGCGAGACCATTCCTGAAGATACCGATCTCATCTTGATCACGATGGTCAAACCGATTCCGGACAAACTCTTGAAACGTTCCTTGCGAATCTATCATACCTTATTTTCAAACCTTCAACGGTCCATTCGAGAAGTACTCGACCGTATACCTACTTTATGGCAAAAGGTTCTTGTCATGCCAGAGAAACCCTCACGTTCTATCCAACCGTTTCCCTACTCGGGTACGTTAAAACTAGACACGGTATATGAGTATAAGAAACCTAAAATCGCTTTTTTATTCTTGACCATCGGGGATGTGAACCATCCAGACGTATGGACACGATATTTTGAAGGATTCAAAGGGAAATACAGTGTCTACAGTCACCCCAAGTTTGCGGAAAAGGTCATCACCCCCTGGCTACGAGACGCACTTATCCCGAAACGTGTCGATACCGGATGGGGATACATTACTGAAGCTTACGAATGTTTATTTCGAGAAGCAATGAAAGACCCAGACAATATCCATTTTGTCACGATTAGCGAGTCGTGTATCCCATTGAAACACTTTGACCAATTTTATTCTTTTTTAGATGACGAACGGACCTCGTATGTCAAATTTATGCGGCTTAGCCAGTATGACCGCAAAGAACGGATTGAAACACAACCCCATTATCAAGCCATTTCCTTTCAAAAACATTATGCGCGAATGTGTCTGTCTCGGTATCACGTCAACCAATTACTCCAAAGTCCATACCTTGAATTCTTTCATCGGATGCACGTAGGCGACGAGTTTTTTCTCTCTTCCATTGGAATCCAACCCAACAAGGATTATGTCAAGCCCTTTGAAATCACCTACGACAATTGGGAAGATACCACCGAACGAGTGGAGCAACTCAAAGAAGAAAATAAGACGTTGGGTAACAGTCCTTTCGAGGAAGATTTGTATCGACGGAATAAAGCCTTACAGGCAGAGATTGGAAAAAATCCAAAAACGTATACGACCATTACGACGGAAGAAATAGAGACGGCTCTACACAAAGAGTCTTTCTTTTGGCGCAAGTTCACCGCAGATCCTCTGCCTTGGACACCAGGCATCTTATCGATTCAAACAAAACGAAAAACACCCCATAACAAAACACGGCGAAAGCAATAAATTGTCGGTTGCGATACTGTCTCAATGTTAGAATATGTTCCAGACGGTCAATCGCAAATTTTTACGTGGAAACAATGCATCCCGTTCTTTCTTACGGTCCACTCGTCCATACAACAACTGGTAATAAAAGTCGGGTTTTTGTTTATCTATCTTCCAACTACCATTGGCCAACACTTGGTCGTGCGTGAATAGTTTGGCAAGTTGCTTGATTCCTTCGGATTCCATAAGTCGACAGGTCTTCCAATCCAACCTCGTCAGGTATATAAAATCCAGAATGTAGCGCTTCAGTTCAATGGGCAATTCATCATACACTGTCAAATCATTTGTATTCATCTTTATCCTTATCCTACGTTTTTGAAACCTTATCAATTTTGTTTGCCAACTTCCTCGCACGGCCAATAATATACCGTATATATAATGGTAGCATCCTCGTTTTTACCGGTAGCCATCCATCGAGGAGAACTCTACTTTTTATTCGGCAAAGAAGTCGACCGCGATAGCATGCCTGGTTTCTCAGATTTCGGTGGACGAGTAGAACCCAACGAATCTATTCTGGATGCAGGCATCCGAGAATTTGCCGAAGAAATCACTGGATTTCTAGGAAACGAAACCCAACTTCGTAAACAGATTCAAAAAACTGGATATCTTGAGTATGTCTATGAAAAACACAAATATCACATTCATATCCTTCCCATCGCCTACGACGAATCTCTCGTAAAATACTTTAATGTATCACATCAATTTATTCATTCGAAAGTACCCACGGAAGAATTGAAAAAATATGCTCTTTTTGAAAAGACGGCACTCAAATGGTTTTCCGTGAAAGAACTGGAAAACTCCATGGACCAATTCCGGGAATTTTACAGAGAGATTGTACAGTTTCTTCTGAACCGTCGCAGCGAAATACGCGCCTTTCTTAAACCACGCAAAACACGCAAAGCTTAATATTTCAAAGTCCATCGATACGATGGATGCTGGTCCAATCCATAGGATTCAGATACATTCATCATTTTGTTCCGTCCATATTGTGCCCAGCTATTCAACCAATCATCGAAAGTCATTTTGTCACTGAGATAGATTCTAAATCCTTTCATTTTTTAATTAAATTGAAACCATTTCATCTAATCTACACGTGTATATACAAAATGGAGGTGTTGTTTTTATCTGCCGCAGTATGCGCCATGATGCTGTTTTACAAACGGGTTCGACTGGAAACGGAAATGGATTCGTTACGCGAAGAAATGTGCCATCTATCCGAACACCATTTGAAAGAAGTGTCCAATATGCGGACTGACATGTTCGACCTGACCCAACTTCATCTTGCCGAGATTGAAGCTCTACGCGCGGAAATGAAGCAATTGACCTCCATCTATTGCGACTTGGACAAGCGTCACCTCGAGGAAATCGACCGTATACACGTGCATTACGCAGAAGAATTCATCAAACTCAAACCAGATCTGTTTGACGATTGCTTTGCCTTGAAAAATGCAACGTTGGAAAACCTCTACGATGCCCTCGAAATTGTGATGAACCATCCCATTCAACTTCCCTTGGACAAAAACCATCTGATTAAAATGTATCTCACCGAAGTGTATCGTCGAGGTATGTGGGTGGACACGTTGGAATGGTGGAAGTATGATACGGTCACGTGTATTGCTTGCATGAAGGAGGACCTAAATTGCGCGGTCTGTTCACCCAATCGTCATTTACCTCCTGAAGAATACAGCATTCTTCGCGAGATGATTGTAAAAGACCAATGGCACGAAATGATTCGCAAATTAAAACCCCTTCTGAAAGAACGACGGGACCAATTGAAACAGTTGAAACAACACGCGTTAAAAATGCTGTAAAAAACTGTTTTTTTTTTCACGAAAGTGCTTATCGTAAATGCGAACAGAACTGTATATCAGTTCTGTAATCCTATGCAATATGCGATTGCAAGCACTTCTTCAATTGTTTTTCGACCATTTAATAGGTCAAATGCAAGTGTCTGAGCTAGTAGAGGTTCAAGAGTCACACGTGGTATACCTTCAAGCGAGTGCGGCTTGTATCTACGTACATGTATCATCGAACACACGTCGCGGCTCACACACACCACTTGGTTGTTCACGATGATACGTTTCTGTGGAATTGGACTCATCTTAGCTTTTTTTCATAGGCATATGCGGAATGTTTCAATTTTATATCCATAATGACTATGCTTAGTCATTACGGCGATATTCTCGCGATTCCCTTTTTTATCCTAGCAAGTATTTATTTTTACCAGATCGAACACAAAACACCCTTAGAATACATCTTATTCATGTTCTCTGTCACGGGTGCGATTGCAGACATCCTTTTTACAACACAATTCCTCAAACGCCGGTTTCAATGACGAGTTTTACGTTTACGTTTAGAACATTTCCGCATAGAACGTTTCCGCCTAGAACGTTTGCCACCCCATCCCTGTCCAAGCGGCATTTGTCTCCCCGGTTCAAAGTCATTCCAGGCCTGTGGAGCACCCTGTGCCGCTCCCTGTGGAGCACCCTGTGCCCTGGGTCTCCAGCCCTGTGCGGTCCATTCCCATCCCGGTGCATTTGGATCCGGTACCCAGTCCGGATCTACGGTTGTAAGTAATCTGTCTTCGTGAAGTTCGTCGAGCATATTATCATAAGCTACCTTGACACCGTGAGTTATATCGTCACCTTTGACGACAATCTTGCCGTTTTCAATTTGGTCCTCATATTGAACAGAAGCCATTCGATCTAATGCTCTACCTAAAAGCGCCGTATATTCTCTATGTTTGGCACTCCCTCTTGTATCACCATCGAGACGCATAAGATAAGCATTGCTTAGAGCGATCGTAAATGCCACTGCATTATTTGGAGGTACATCCGAAACATCAAATCGTTCCCAATAATCGAGTGTCATTTCACCGGGCTTAATCGTGTTTTCATTTTATTCTAGAAGATGGAACGCCTCTAGTTCCGGACGTTCATAATTAAGATTATCCTTTCCAATGGCTAATTCTCCATTCTTCCACCTAAGGCCCCCTCCATACATAAGGTATATGAATATTATAAGCACTCGAGTAAAATCGATTTATCGGCGCTGATCCTATCATAAAATTGAACCGGATGTAGTAAATGGTTTTATGCATAGACGAATCATGGCCCCCGATCTCGATTTGCCACTACGGTTCAAGGAAGACTACAACAGAGCTCTCGAGGCTACAAGACGTATTTATTGGTCTGACCTCAAGAGCGGACTTTCTTCTCCTGAGGCAGACCAAGTGGCGATTGCCCTTCGCAATTACCTTGCATCCAAACAGAAACACCAAACGTTTCTCGCCCTCTACATCCACGCCCGTGATAATCCTGCGTGTGATTTGGAAGAACGGGGAAAGATGTTCACTGACTTTATGGATTCGCTTCACGACGAGCTACGGCTCCGCCGGGAACTCGATACCTTAATATCGACTGACATTGATACTGATACATTGAGTGTCAGTGACTCGAGTGACGAGTGAACATCGTCACCGTTTTTTTAAACACGCAGCAAGTTTTAGAACTGCATCCAAGACTCGGGCAATTTGGTTTTCAGTAATGTTGTAAATTCCACATCTCGTTTCAATTGTTCTTGGTAGAGCTTCAAGGTTCGTATCCCGTGCACGATTCTATCCTTGTTACGATGGTACAAAATAATGGTTTTACAGCACTGATACCCACTCTCGAAATCTTTTACAAAATAAGCACTCTTGGAGTTCAAATACTCGATTTCATAATCGTACAACTGGTTTTGCAAAAATAATTTACGAGAAGGTCGTTTGTATCCTTTGCATCGATGATACAAGGCATTCACCAAGGCATGGTCTCCGTGCAATTGAGCATAGATTGCGGCCATCACCAGTCCCTCTATTCTTTCTGGATCATACAACACCGAATTGCGCCACGCCTCCATGGCCTGTTCTTTTTTCTTTTGAAAAGCATACAATTTCCCCAATTGTAAACTGGCATAGTATTTTTCTTGGTTCCATCCATTCCGTTGTAAACAAGTATGGTACCACTCCATGGCCGAGTTCACTTGTCTTGCATCCATATGACTCTGTGCACAATAAAACGCATACCGGTCTTTCAGGGACTCGTCAAGTTCGGTTTGATAGGCCTTTTCCAGTAAAAGGGCATCCTCTTGGTATTTTTGTTTGTTTTGATTTCGCGCACCCGTTCGCCCAGAATGTATGTAATAGTTGCCCGTTAAGATTCCCGTGGTACGTTCCGGTGCATCTACGTATTCGTGAAGAACACCCTTGTACGTCCAAATCTTACGATTGGTAAGCAACAACGGACGAAGGTACGATTCCGTCGTCCCAAACGTCGCCATATACCGGTCCTCTTTCAAGGGTGGAAGAATGAGTGTACCCACAATCGCATCGTCTGCATCAAAGACCATCACATAATCCGTTTTTTGATAGGCACATTCCAATGCCTTGGTACGATTATAGGCAAAGTCCCTCCATTCATGCTCCACCAATTCACCAGGGATTCGATTCTGAAAAAAAGTCCGAATCAGTTCTTTCGTATGGTCCGTGGAACCCGTATCCGAAATGACCCAATAAGCAAAAGGAATGCGTTCACATAAATGGGCAAGCGTCGTTTCAATAATCTTGGATTCATTCTTCACAATCATACACAAACAGATACTCATAACTCTTCTTTTCAAAAAATCTTACTGTTCTAGACTAAATTTCATCCGTATCTATATGAATCATTTAGACATTCGCGTACAAAGACGTCTCTATCAACTCTTGTATCAATATCGAGAACAAAGACGAGCTAAATTTTACAATTATTTACCTACCATTTACGAAGATAAAATTGAAACATCTTAAATTCATAGAAGAAACAACCAACAAAATGGACTACACGACTGCTATGGAAAAGCTCGCCAAACTTCTCGGTCGAGAGACCTACGAAATACCTCACGTGGAAGCAAATATGCAAAACCCCAAAGTTTCACAAGCTTTACACGCTTACGTCGACGCTTGTGATGCGTTGAGGAAGGCAGACATTGCCTTTGCTCCAGTTGCAGAGGCCTTCTATGATCACAGCAAGTGGCACGAGGATCAAGATTGGACTGAATTTCGCACATTCAAACATGCGTTTGAAACCGCTACCGATATCCAAGAAGAAGCTTACATTGCCCTGATGGATTCACTCAATATGGATTTTACCGGCTAGTTCTTGTGAACATTTTTTTGGATCAATTTCCGTCATGACATTATTCACAAAATCCATATACGCTTCCGTATCCACCTCACTCGTATGCCATTCGGGATGATCTTCTTCCCATTGTTTCAGCAACCCGATACATTTCTCTTGCAAAATACGATTGGATTGACGAATCGTTTCTTGTACATTGGTCGTTTCCTGTTGCCATACATTTTCATTTCGAATACACATCCGATTCCGTTTCGCATCAATACAATGAATCGGACGTTTGTACATGCCCAAATCTTCAATCCCATCGCAAATCAATTTCATCACGCTTTCAGGCGCAGGATCACATATTTGAAGGGTACGTAAAAAATCATCCCAATTCACCGCCTCTTTGCATTGGTCGTTCAAAAACACCGTAATGTTGAACTGATTCGTCACATTCCCAATTCGAGGAATCAACTCTTTGATTTGTTTTTGTTGTTCTTTGATGTGATCCAACAATCTTTCCTGAGTTTGCTGATGTTCCACTTGATGCTTCACCAGCAATTGACTCAATTCTTTGTTTGCCGTCAAGACAGTCATGATGGACGCTCGTGTTGCTACTTTACATGTTTTCTCGTGTTTCCATTTTCCGGAAGTGGTCTTGTATTCCTTCCCACAATTCGAGCAGGAAAGTGGTTGCTCCTTTTTCATTTCCAAAATGGAACTTTTGTGTTTCAGTGTCAAAATATGTTTGTCATAATTAAATTTTCTGCTACATACATAGTCACACGATTTACACTCAAATTTTTTGTGCTCCTTTTTCATTTCCATTATGGAAATAGAAAAGTAGTATTTAAATTCTTATCGAAAATGCATTTATTTTAAATCGTGACGATATATGGTCACCTTTCTGGATTTTCAAAAGTATATCCAAAAATTAAAAATGTTTCTTGCAAAAATGAATTTCTGGAATAGTTTTGAAAATCCACAAAAATCCAGTTTTTGAATTCATCGATAAAATTGAAATAATTTCACGGAATATACAATAGTACAAAAACAGTACCGATGTCGCATTATTATTTCTGCACAGGCTGCGTCCTGATCAATGTCCAACCGACTGGAATTTTCCAGCCGAATGAACACTTTGACAAGCCGCACCTCTGCAAGCAATGCGACAGCGTGCGTGTGGTCTGCCCCAAGAAGGTCTCCTTTTCCGATGAAATAACGTGCCATTGGCCGTCCATTCAGCGTGGAGAAGAACAATTTCTCCAGAAGTTTAAGGCGCTATGCGTGTCTGATTCGTAATTCTGGAGGGCACAACCCTTTTTTATGTAAAAATTGAAACAGAATACATAAATTTATCAGACGTAAGAGACACCGAAAATGAATTACCCACCGAGTTTGAATTACAGCGGGTTTAAAAACATGCATTCGGTGTGTTACTCGACCGCACCTTCATTCAAATCTGAAGTAGTAGTAGTATTCTACTTCAAATCAGAAGAAAGGGCAAGGGCATTTATTCAAACATACAGTCAAATGATTTACTATCCGTCAGACGAAGTAGTTCCTATCATGGATGGCTTGACTGAGTTACGAAGTTAATCCCACTTTTTTATAAATTAAAACGAATTCGGAATACTACCAAACACAATGTCTTTCGATTACTGCAGTTGTTGTGGGAAAACTGTACCTGAATGCGATGATGGTCGCCCCACTTGCGAGGCATGTACATTTGAAGATGCGAATACCTCAAGAAATCCAACGCCCAAAAGACCGGAGAGGTCTATGAAGATTTCGTATTGTCTCCCCAAAACTGCGACCATTGTGGTAAACTTTCTGCGAGCTATCGTTGCAAACACTGTGTTTTTTGTACAGCTTGCCGTACCAAAGTTTACATACCCTACGTCAAGTATAGCACTCCAATGTGCGAATCTTGTCTTGAGCGCCATATGCGCATTGTTCGATCGAAGGTGTCGAGCTTATGAAATTAGCTACCATTTTTTATCAAATGTTTCGTTGAGTATAGGATTTTAAATCCAGGTCGCGAGAAGACTGGCGTATTTGGCAAATACACGTGGCAGAAATCGTTTAAGAGCACAACCGACTTGTCTCGGAGTCCCTTGTAGCCAAACAACGTCAACTTGGTTGGGCATCTTCGCAAGAAGCTTTTGACGAAGTGGTCGATTGGACCTTGTATGGCTGTTGAGTGCACCGACCTTCCCCCACTCATCCCTCCCACAGACGGGATGTACGCAGACTACTGGAAATGGTATTCGCACCAGATCCAATGGATGAACGGCTAGACCGATCTCTTTTTTTATTGCATATCGTCAAAGCAGTCACGGACTCAAATAATGAACGCAGGTTCTCGTGTGAAGCATAACGTTCGTGCCTATGGTTACATGAAGGAATATCGCAATAAAATTGAAACGACAATTAATAACTATAATGATTACTTACGTTGGGATGGATCTCACTCGCTACATTGCTGTTCGCGTTGCGGACGGTACTTACGATATTGCGTTTATGGTTCGTACTTACGGTATTGATGCTATTCGCGCTGAAATCGGCCCTTACGATCTGGAGTCAAAAGTGTCACCTGAAATGATGGAACACTTGAAAAAAATCGATGCCTGTAAACATCGTGGGGCAAAGTGAGGTTTGCCTTTTTTAGTAGGAAAGAATATGGAACTCTATCTTGCGTTTATCGTGTTTGCCATTTCCGCCATCAAGATACTTGCCCAATATCTCTTCCAATTATCTGTACATAAACCTAATGTCTTCTATCTATCGATAGGTATAGCTTGTTATGCAGTGTTTGGTTATTTGGTACACGAGATTTTAACGGTCTCGAATAGTTTAGCCATTACCAACATCATTGCGTCGAACGTCAGTGATGTCATTATTATTGTCATGGGATGGTTGGTGTTTAAACAGGCGCTGAAACCCATTCAAATCCTTGGCATCGTCATCGTATTGTTCGGAGCATACTTGGTTTCTCGATAAGATTCTTTTATGAAAGATAAATATATTAGGTAATTAGGCCACATTGACAGTTGCTGTACTGTCAAAATACATACCGGGATTCAATGAAAAGGAAGAAGGAACGTATGCTACTAATCCATGGCAACCATAAAATGCTCCTGCACCTAATTCTGTCACATTCGACAAATTAACCATGCTCAAATTGCAACCGCTAAATGCATAAGCACCAATGTGGTAAACATTCGACAAATCAATCGCGGTCAAATTATTGCAACCGCTAAATGCATAACTGGCAATGGAGATGATTCCTCCTCCACCAACACTACCTGGTGTCATTGTAACGGTCGTCAATCCATTGCAATAGAAGAATGCATAAGTATCAATCACCATCGCATTCGACAAATTAATCGTGGTCAATCCATTGCAATTGGAGAATGCATAAGTATAAATTTCCATCACATTCGACAAATTAATGTTTGTGAGGTTTTGGCAATCATAAAATGTATAAGCTAGGATTTCCGTCAAAGACGGCAATATAACTGTCGTCATGGTTTGGTGTTTAAATGCACTTGATCCTATGACTATCACATGCGACACATCAAACGTTCCTGTCAATGGTCCGGCTCCAACGGTTGTATCAAATGCGGATGTTTCAATCACGGATACAGGCAAATTATTGTAAAATTGTGGAACCACACCATTGTTTAGTGGTGCAGTTGAATTCGTTAAGTTATAATAATTGAAAGGCGGTTCCGATGGAAGACTGTACACAAAGGTGTTTGTCCCAGCGTACACTCGTAGATTATGCCATGTTGTAAGACCATATCCCGCTTTCTGCAGGATTTTTCCGGTTTTTATTGGTACGTATGTTAGTGTATGTATACCATAATATTCCATATAGGGAATATCTTGACGAATGATGTTATTCAAATACGCGATAATACCGATAATTAACTCGAGGTCTCGCATAGATGGATACACGTACGCATCATCGAAGTGAATCATCGGGTCGTGTGGTTCGTTTTCTAATCCTTGTTCACGTGTCATGATTAAATCTTGTCTGAACGTCTCTTGATTCCCGACAAGAGCCAATCGGTACGGATCAGATGGATTCGTGTAATATAAGCCAAGTAAAAACTCTAATCGATTGATAAGTTCGTCAATATTATTATGGACACCATCCTTTCGACTAAATCTACCATTGAACATACTTTGTCCTGCACCTACACCGCCCAATTGATTCATGTAGAATAGTTTGTTTCGTCCATATCCATTGGAATAGGTTTGAACGGCTAAGTTAGCCCAATTGTCTAAACCAACCCTAGAGGTAATGCCTTGTTTCTTGTTTCCCCCGAAGGTATTCAAATTCACATTGGTATTATAAATCGTTGAACTTGCGTTTCCAGCCCCCATCATCCTAGAACGAGACGACATATAATACCTTGATATAAGTATTTGGTCCAACCAAAAACTAATTAAATAACTTTTTGCGAAGTCGAACCATCGCCTTGTCGGAAAACACTTGCTTGTTTTTGAACAAGGAAAAGTCTCCCGTTCGAATCATTAAAATCGTGAAAAAGAGTACGTAAATCCCACATTCTGTATTGCCAAACTGATGTTCTACGGGATAATTTTCTACTAATTTATAGTCAGGGTCTTGCCCTTTCACTTTCTCGTAAAACTTGTAAATGTGAGGCTCCTCTTTCATCTCCACACCCGTCGAATCAAAATAATACATGATTTTCTTGACCAAATCCATAAATACGGCCACCCAATGTGTGCCGCCTCCCTCATGCGTGTCCAAATTGAAAATAATACCTACCTTGGACTTTTCTTGTGCCATTTTGTGTACGTTGAATCGACAGAGTTCTTCCCATACACAAGTACCATTTTCACGGAAATAAAAATCTGCAGGAGAAGGACCAATGTATTTGAATTCAGGATAAGCTCTTTCATATTGTCTCAATACATCGGTAATCTCGTTGCTGGATAACCACTCTGTAGGATTTTTATCCCACTCGGATGGATGTTTGGGTGCAAATCGTTTCGTGGTGATATTCAAACGCTTTGCAATACACGACTCCTTTTGACAGTTCAACGCATCCATCAACTCTTTCCAGATACGAGCCGTTTTTTTCTGGGTGATTTTTTGACGATGTGTACGATTGTATTCTCGTTTAAACGACCGCAACTCTTTCTTGGAATAACACGTAAAGGTTCGTTTGAACTTGGAAGGCGCACATACCTCAGGAATGAGTTCTTTCATACATTTGCTTGATATTTTTTTGTTTGGGTTCCGCCAACTTGAGCTTCTTGTACAACATCTTGTCACATTCTAGCACAGGAATCTCTACCGGGTTGATTTCTTGACGTTTAAAATGGGACATGCATTCTGAGACATAGACCTCAAACGCATCCCGAATCGCACCATTCCATTGATGGTTCATCAATTGTTCCGTCATTTCTAAAATGCGTATTTTATAAGCCGGGTCAAACGATTGTTTCGGTTTTACATAATCGACACGACCGCGTACGAGATAATGCATCGTTGCTTCATCCATGCCATACTTGGCTACATTAAAACGCTATAGATGTCCGCATTTAAATCACAAGGGCATTCGATTTGGGATTACATACGTACCACGTACCACACTCCAGTTCACAAGGACCACACTGTTCTATTGTATTCAGGGCTCTTCCCCAACGAATATCGTTTCGAAACGAGTAATGTGGATACGTAGTAGGATATCCCGTGGTGATATATTTCACCGTCATGGCACGGTCTTTCTTCACCTTAATGTAATCGGAAGCATTGCATTTTTTGGGGTATTCGGTTGGTTTCAGTGCCACTGGACAACTCATCGGAGGACAAGTAGCCATACTGTTCATATTATTTAATTTGCATAGATTTGGCGATTGTTCCATGCAGTTTGATAATGGGGCTGGTTTACAAGACATTCATGATGCCGCTGTTCGTTACGGTAATAGGGATAGTTTCTTAAGATTAAGGCACCCTTGTACATGATGTGATCGGGAAAGGCCAATGGATAGATCAAGTCGATATTCAGTTTATGCGAAGAGGCAATACGTCCCAATAATTCAGGACCGGTTGGAGATAAGATTGAATTGCCATAATATCGAATCTTTACATGATGAACAATTTGTCGAATACACTGAAATAAAAAGGGATTGTTGGCTTTACACACCATCAACGCGTTGTAAATATGCAACGACTGCTTTGGACGGTCCAGTACGAAATGCTCGTCTTCCGACAATTCAATCAATCGAAACTGTTTAATCGGGGAAAGTTTAATGTCCATGTAGTAGCCTCCGTGAATATACAGAATACACAGTCTCCACAAGTCGGCCTTGTAGGCACCTGGAAGCAATGCGTTAAAGGCCTCGGCCACATCCGGTGTAAAATGTTTCTGGATAAAGGCCAAACATTCTTCATCGGCATAGAGATGAAACGTAAACTCTGGATTCAATTGTCTCAATCGATGGATATTTTGTTGCATCAAGGGGGGAAGTGGCTTCTGTTTCCAAGTCATATAGACATTGAGAGGAATCACTGGGTTGTATCGTCTATGTATTTTCATCATTAAATAGTGGATAGAAAATAAATCTAACTTGCAAGCTGGTAAGCTGGTTTCGAAGGGTCACATTGAGAAATCAAGTGATAATCGACGACCGAGGCTTTACCTCCCGTGACGGCACTTGCGAGTCTCGCATACGCCCACGATTGAGCAGTTTGATTGGGTCTAGAACCCGAAGAGTAATAAGCACCTTCCCCCTTTTTCACAATGGCTAGAAGAACACGGATCGGACAACCGGTTGCTTTGGCCAAAGCTGCGTTCGGTGTAATGGAATCCAGATGATAGAGACGCTTGGCTCGAAGAATGTGTTTGGATGGTTTCGATTGAAAAGAACGTAGACGTTTTCTCGTCTTGAAGATGTGTTTTTTATAGTGTTTTCGAGATTGATCCAACATTCGTCGCTGTTTCGTTCGGTCCGATTTCGAAAGAGACGGAGGGACGTACATACGTTTATGCCGATAAAATTAGATGAGAAGGGATATTGGCATCGTCTTCCGAATAGCCACGAAGATTACCAGCTGATTGGGCCTGTGGAAAAAAGGAATTACCCTAAATTCCATTCTTTCGGTCTTGCAAAGCTTCAAGTTGTTTGGTCATCTTGGCGTTCTGGTCTGTCAACTCAATGACTCTATAGCTAAATTTACAATACAACTCACACTGACTCTCCAAGTCATCGAGTTTCACCCTACTCTCTTCTTTATAGGAAGAGAGTTGTTCTTGTAGGTCGTTGATTTGTTCTTGCTGTGACTCTATCTTCACTTCCAATTCTTCCATACGTGCAAAACGTTCTTTCAACGCGTCGATTTCATACTGTGTCCGTAACACGGTACATATCATCCACATACACATGGTTATGCACAAAGTCATACTCAGACCAAGAATCGTCGTATCGTTTGCAGGTGAGTATACTACCATGGATGTATCCATCGAGAATTTGATATATACAACCAACTTTATTTGTTTCAATTTTAAAAATTGAAACATTTCACACAGTTGGAGATAAATAAAACATTCGAATGAAACCTCACAAATTCTTTGCGTTCCTAGCCACGTGTCCGTCGTGCGATGGACCAATGAACAAGGTATGTCCCTCGGGATGTGCCATATGGTCTTATAAATGCTATCACAACTGTGCGAACTGCAGCAAATGCAGGTGGCACCCTGGAACCTGTGACTATTGTACAGATGGACTGGATTGTGTAGCTCTACGCTAAGCGCAATCTTTTTTTAAAAATTGAAATGGAATAGAATGTATGTCTAGTCAAAACATACATATGGATGAATTTGAGGAGATTAAGCGCATTCTCGCCCACTATTGCTACGAGGAGCGGTTGGAAGACGTCTCTAACAAGCTGCATACGTCTGAGGCCGACCAAGTCTTTGCCGCACTCGTGGCTTTGAAGGACGCACACGTCGAGTATCATTACCGACTGGGATTTTGTCTCCACGAACGAGTGTCGAGTCTGATCGACGCGTCAAACGCGGCGGCAGAGGTGTACCGTATGAAGTCTCGGGAACTGAGCGTGGCCCTGTATGGTGAAGAAGAGGTTTTGCGACGTGAGTATGAGTAAATTGTGGATACCGGAACTCATTTCCGTCAAACGTTCACCGTGTTAATGCTGCAAACGAAATGGACTTTAGGTCCACATCGTTTTTTAAATGCTAAGAATTTTCCTGAAAAGATAAGGGAAAGATGTACGCATATTCGGAAATCTTTATTTTCGTCTGAAAGAATGACGTCTACGCCTCCGCGTCCGTTTCCGACCACCTTTGTGACCGGAATTAAAATCCGCTTTCCTATTGGACCGATTCGCTCGTCGGACCCTAGTGTCAATGGCTCTTTGACTACCCAATGCATTTTTATAATCCTCTGTATCATCCGATGCACTTTGATAACCCGGGGTAGCCTTAGCAACTGCAGCCTCAACATCAGCCCTAGTCTTATCAGTCACTGCATTTCGAGAACCAGGGTTAGCCTCAGCATTAGCAGCAGCAGCAGCCACAACAGCAGACCTATCATATGAATCAGCAACTTCGGCATCAGCTTCATGAAACTCATCATCATCTTGATCTTGTATAGTTTCTGTATTTCCTTGTGTATATAACTTGTCGAAAATGTCCATTGGTTTATAAACCTCTAATTCCTTTGTAGCATCAGCTATCTCTGAAAGTAGGGCTTTATTATTTGCTGACACCTGTGAAAAATTTTCAGTCGATTCACGTATTTTGTCACTTAATTTTTGAATACGTGATCGTTCTTCGTTAAGATGTATTTGAACCGCTTCTTCCATCGTTCTGAGATCCTCGTCCAGTTGTTCCTTAATACTCATAATATATAGCTATATTTACTTTCGCACAGATTTCCGTCCACGGTTCGAACGTCTAGAACGTTTCATACGTTTACCACCTTTAGATAACTTTTCGAAAATTTCCATTGGTTTGTATTTGCCTAATTCTTCTGTAGCATCAGCTATCTCTTTAATTAGGGCTTCATCCTTTGCGTTCACAACATCTAGTTCTTGAACCGCGTCAAATATTTTATTACGTAATTGGTCAATACGTAATCGTTCTTCGTCAAGATGTTTTGTAACCGCTTCTTCCAAAGTTTTGAGAACCGATTCAATGTCTTCCTTAACACCCATAATATATAGCTATATTTACTTTCGCATAGATTTCCGTCCACGGTTCGAACGCCTAGAACGTTTCATACGTTTACCACCTACTTTGGGTTGTTCTTCGGCGTCGGGTCGTTCTTCGGATTGTCGTTGTTGTGTGTTTTGTTGTTCTGCGAATTCGGCGAGGTGTCTTGTTACGTTTGCAGCAACGTTTTGTGCGCCTTCCAGTGATGCCTGTAAATCTCCTTTTAGAGCGGCTATAGTAGCCTCTAACTCTGCTTTCGATGCTACACCGTTATCAAGATGTTGCTGTAGTGCTTGTTCAATGGATGACACCTGTGATTCTGAATGAGATAGTTTTCCCTGAAGTTCCTTCATGTTTTCAACTTGTTTCTGAATAAATGCATCCATTTCTTTAAGATGGGCGTTGACAACTGAATGAAGAGACATAATATATGTAATATTATTTCATACGCGTTCATCGTCTTTTACGTCTTGAATATCGCCTAAAGTTTCTGCGGCCGCCAGATGTGGCAGGTATTGGAGCAAAATTTGCGGCATTTAAGAAATCTGCTAGCTCCTTAAGTTTTGGTTTAAGTTCTTCAACAAACAATTTACCATCCTCGGGTATGGGCGTATTTATATCTCTGTCGAGTTCATCCAATCGGGCAATCAATCGTTCTCTGAATTCTAATCCTCGTTCGATGCGTTCTTCAATCGCATGGCGGAGTTCTTTGAGTGTTGGATAGTCGTCGACCATAATATAATAACCAGATATATTTACTAGAAATTTAGAACTTTGTTCGACGGATTCGTCTTGATTTCCTCCCAGCTCGTTGTTTACTACCATACTTTTGTAGTTGGGTTTTGCTAGGCAGATTACCAGATCCATCAGACTTGGGGGGTCCATCTCCTTTTATAGGTTCATCATTATCGCCAATATAATAATACCCTGGATGTTCGTCTAGTTCGACATATTTCGGATCTGTCCTGCGTGGCGGATCGGGTTGCTTATTCTGATTCGAACGCGTTGGTGGTGGTTTTGCTTGCGGTAATTCTTGTGCGTTGTCTAACGTCGTCTGGACAACCATTGCAAGATTTGCGTCACTCTCGAATGGTTTTTCAGTATTAAGCAGATGTGTTATCTTTTTCAACTCGGAGTCGAT